ACATTATGGACCAGAAAAAGTATTTGCCTTAACATTTAATTATGGCCAAAAGCAAGCTGAAGAATGTATGAAGGCAAAAGAATTATGTCGTGAATTAGGTGTACCACATAAGCAATTAGATATAGGTTATTTCGGAGAGTTGGTTCAACCTATTAGTGCAAATATATCCGGCACTGATATTGACATGCCCGACATTAAAGAAGTGCTGGGAGATCCTCAACCAGTTACATATGTTCCGTTTAGGAATATGATGTTGTTAAGTAATGCATGTGCTTTTGCGGAAGTAGTAAATGCAGAATATATTTTTTGTGGACTTCAAGTTCACGATGAATATGGTTATTGGGACACAAGTCAAGCCTTTGTAGATGCATTAAATGGCATTACAGTACTAAATAGAACATTCAAAACACAAATTATTGCACCGTTCTCTTTATTAAGTAAAACAGAAGAATTAAAAATATGTAAAGAGCTAGGAACATTTAATTTATTAAAACATACATTAACATGTTACGATCCAGATGAAGAAGGTCGTAGTTGTGGAAGGTGCCCTTCTTGTTCTGAAAGAATTAAAGCGTTTCAGAATATTCAAGAAATAGATCCAATACCTTATCAGGAAGGCGATTAATGTGTAGTATTTCTGCAAGCAAGAGCAAAGAAGTTTTATTAAAATTAGTAGAACTTAATAGATATCGGGGCGAAGAATCACATTCAGTTTCACAGTTTTTATATCACGAAGATTTAGATCCTGACGCCAATGGTTTTTATCTTAAACAACAGATTAAATCATATGGCCCTTTAGATGTAAAACAATTAGATGGTGAATGGGATTATTGTATTGTTCATCAACAAGCACCCACATCAAAAGAAGTTAATAATACTGATTTAGCAACAGGAAGATTTATTCACCCAGCTGTGAAAGGAAAATCTTATTTGTGGCATAATGGTATTATTAAAGAAGGAAAATTTGAAGGTGATTGGGATACAGAATGGTTGTTTGATCTTACATTAGATGATTTAGAAAAAAGTCCTCTTAAAAGATTTGATGCTAAGATAAGTGAAGCAGATGGTACATTCGCATGTATGATGCATCACGATAGTAGTATGTTTATATTTCGTAATGAAATTAGTCCTTTGTTTAGTGAAGGATCATCCTTTTCTTCTACTAAGTTTGAAAACTCTATTCCAGTGCCCGCAAATACAATGTGGGAATTAGATTATGAAATAGGTGTTTTAGTAGAACAATGGAAATTTGAAACAAAAGAAAACCCCTATCATTTTGGAGAATAATGTTTATACATCCCGTGAATGCCTCTACTGAGGTAACAAATATTGATGATACAATGATTCAACCGAATACTGTTGATTTACGAGTCGATAAGGTTTATCGAATCGGCGCAGGTCCAATGCACATAGATGAAGAAGAAAAGATACATCGAAAGTCAATAGAAATATTTCCTGATGAAGATGGTAATTTTCTTTTAAGTCCAGGCTGTTATGAAATACAATCCAATCAACAAGTAGAAATAGCAGAAGGGGAAATTGCTCTTGTTCTTGGTAGAAGCACTTTTAATAGAAATGGCGTTTTGATTATCAGTTCAATTTATGATTCAGGTTTTAAAGATTATGCAGGGGCGACTGTGTATAATATTGGTGGAGAAGCAACCGTTAAGCCTAATACGCGATTCGCACATTTAATTATTGCAAAAGCGGAATCCTTACATAAATATGATGGAGACTATGGCGAAAAAAATTGATAATAAAGAAAAAGAAACTATAATAAAAATGCTGACTCCCGAAACATTCAATTTGGATGTTAAGAAGTTGTCAGATAAAATGCCGGTAATGGATGCAATTTTACATTATTGTGAAATGAATAAATTAGAATATGAAACAGCTGCTTCTTTAATATCTACAGATCTAAAAAGAGTCTTGCGAGCTGAAGCTGAAGAATTAAATTTCATACCGACCACATCGAAACTACCTATCAATGTTTAAAAAAGTAAAAGAAAGTTGGGAAAATATTTGGTTACCTCGAATTCAAGAGGGAAAAACAAAAGTTGAATTAGAGAGAGATAAACAGTATGAAACTCGTTGGGTTTGGTATCACACCTGTCTTGCTTTAGAGCAGCTTATTATCATTATTATATTAATAGGAATTTGGTGGAAATTATAGTATCAATATGCCATGAATGAATTTGAGTGTTATAGTCTTTATACCTCTCTTAAATTACATTTTACTACAGATTACGATTACTTTAAGTATAATGGTAAATGTAATGTTACACCTGAGTCGTTTAACAAGCGAAGAGAGCGATTCTTTTTTAAGAAATTATCTAGAGAATATCCAGATCCAGAATTAAGAGATTTTCTAGTATCGAACTTTTTAAGTGATATAAATATGTGGATAGGGGATGCTTTTGGTGAAAAGTGTGTTTCAACCTATCGTGACTGGCGGAAGCGTATTGAGAGTTTACAATACATTTTTCGTGAAGATTGTTCGAACATCATGTCAGATGATTCGAATGAATTCAATGCTTTATTTGAAGTAGTAGATGGACAACATCCACCTATTCTTCGTTATGCTTTAGCGAAAAAAATAAACATTGAATCTTTTATCATCCTAGATGATATTTTATGTTTCATACCTAAATTTAATAGAGATCTTCAGGACCCAATCGTGTGGCCGGACTACTATAAGAAGTGTGTGAAATATAAGCCATTCTTTACTCATGAATTTGAAGCAAGTAGAAAAAGCTTGAAAAAAGTTCTTGACATTTAATAAAGAATGTTATATAATATATGTTATATTATGATTAAGTGAACAAAGCGTATACAACGAAACAAAGCAGTTATAAGGAGAAATATGTCGTTTGCAGATATGAAAAAGAAAAGAGGTTCCTCATTAAGCCACCTCAGCGAAGAGCTTAATAAAATCAACAATCCCGGATTTGGTGTAGATGAACGTTTTTGGAAAGCCGACTTAGATAAGGCTGGAAACGGTTATGCAGTCATCAGATTCTTGCCCCCTATTGAAGGAGAAGATCTTCCTTGGGTTCGTCTTTTCAATCATGGTTTTCAAGGACCAGGTGGATGGTATATTGAAAACAGTCTTACTACTCTTGGTAAGAAGGATCCAGTTTCTGAATATAATTCAGGTCTTTGGGCTACAGGTGTAGAAGCGAATAAAGATATTGTTCGTAAACAGAAAAGACGTTTGACTTATTATACCAATATTATGGTAGTTGAAGATTCAAAGCGTCCTGAAAATGAAGGAAAAGTTTTCCTTTTTAAATTCGGGAAGAAGATCTTTGATAAAGTCAATGATCAGATGAATCCTCAATTTGAGGACGAAACACCTGTTAATCCTTTTGATTTCTGGGAAGGAGCGAATTTCAAATTGAAGATTCGTAAGGTAGAAGGCTTTACAAATTATGATAAAGCTGAATTTGCTGCTCCTACACCATTGTCAGAAAATGACGAAGACATGGAAAGGATTTGGAAACAACAGTATCCACTTCAAGAATTTTTGAAGCTTGATAACTTCAAGTCATATGAAGAATTATCCTCACGTTTAAATAAAGTTCTTGGTAGAGGAATTGATCCTTCTATGCAGAGAGCTGAAGATACAGTGATAGGTCCTGTTGATCATACTAGTGTACCTTTTGATGGTGGAGTTCCTAATAGGCCCGCACCGCAACCAACTGTAAGTGCACAAGATGATAATTTGGATCAGGGTAGTATGGATTCTGGAGAAGGAGATACTCTTTCTTACTTTGCTAAATTAGCTGAAGAAGAATAATCATTCATTTAGTGGTCATCTACTGGGTGACCACTTTTAATTATTCGTATTCTTTTTCAAACTATCTTGAGTCGCATCTGTACTAGCGCGTTCATGCGTAACGACACCACTGCTATTATTAATTGTTTGAGAATTATCTGATGCATCAACTGAAGATTTTTGAGCATCTCTTGCTGCTCTTTCTTCGTCTCTCTTTCTTTTCCTGTACTCTTCATTGGCTGCCATAAGTCTTTTATATGCTTCTGGATCTTTTCTTTCCATTTCAGCACGTTGGTAAGCTTTTGAATCGGTACCAAAAATTCCTTTTGCTGCTGTTTTTCCCAATGTTCCCATGTCCATCATCAATCCTGCAATAAATTGAGGAATCCTTTTGATGAAGGCGAAGACTGGTTCTATAACATTATCATAAAGTGCATCGGATGCCATTGTAAAGAGTTTTTTAATACCAGAAAATATAGAAAAGTTACCATCCTTATCTCTTAAATTTTTATCAATAAATGCTACCGCATTTTTAAAACCGAATTTTTTTAATATCCAAGCAACTGCCTCCCCCAATAGATTTGGTATAGCAAACAATATATCGTCGAATATAGCCTCTATACCGCCTCCTATTGCGCCTGTAATACCACCTTCTTTATATCCATCCACAATACCACTTACTACATCAAACGCAGCAAAAAGGAACCCAATAGGAATGAATATTTTACCAATAACTTTTGCAATCTTACCTACAAAACCTAAAATATCTTTTATGGGTTTGATCCAATCAGTTAAAGGAGCAATTATAGCTTTAAATGTTTTTGCGGCTTTTGTAAGAATGCCGTCTTTAGGTCCGAATGCACCTTTGAATGAATCTTTAAAAGAATTAAAAGTTTTAATTGGATGAGCTAAAGATTCCGCATCTAAAAAACCTAGTGCCCCGAAATTAAGTACATTTACTAATTTGAAAAAACCTTTAGTGATTTTCAACATAGTACCAAAGATATTATCAATAGCAGTTAAGAATCCAGTTTTTACTTGCATCAACTTACTACCTTCAGCAAACTGTGGCATCTTAAAGAATGATCCAAACCTTGTGCTAAATCCTGTTTTTGCGTCTGCTATGCCTTTAGCAACATCATCACCTATATTGAAAATTTTAGTTTTCATTTTAGAAAACATGCCTTGCTTTTTTAATTCAACACCGTCAACATCTGCTGGATCTAATCCTAGCATTTTTAATTGTTTTGCAAAGAAAGAATCTTTAGCTATTTTACTTGCATCTATAGCCCCTTCACCTATATCTAATATTTTAGAGTGCTTCTTCAAGAACTTTATTTTAGCTGCGTCAGATAATCCTTCTGCATCGGCAGCAAAAGCCAACATCTTAGATTGGGATTTTAGAAACTTTAGTTTATCTTTATCAATACCTTCAGTATGTTCGGCCATCCATGCTAACATTTTAGATTGCTTTTTCAAAAAGCCGGCTTTATCAGCAGCGGATAAATCTTCAGCCGTATCTAACCACTTTAACATATTATTTTGTGTATTGAAGAACTTCAACTTATTTGCATCTGTTAATTTTTCAGTATCAGCAGACCATGAAGCCATTCTACCTAGAGCTTTAGTAAAGTTTGCTTTTTTAGTTGATGCAAGACCATCAGCAGTATCATCAAATTTTAAAAACTTTTTTATATCATCTGCAAATCCAGCCTTTTGTTTAGCAAGTTCGTCAGGAAATTTTTGTTCAAAACCAAAGTACTTTTTAAAATTAAACCACATACTACTTTTGGCTTTTCCGAGATCACTAACATCTTTATTACCAAATCCCAAAAAGCTTTTAAGACTTTGAAAAAATCCTTTTCGTGCATTATTTAAATCTTTACCAGGAGTTGCGTCTTTACCAGAAAACCAAGATACAAATGAATCTTTAAATGCCATCACAGCGACACCTATTCCTCCTACTGCAGCTGCAGCCATTGAACCCAAACCTAATGATAAGTCACCTAAGCCTGGTCCTCCACCACCCTTATCTTTACCATCTTTATCTTTAGCTAAACGAGCGGCTTCCATTGCTGCTTCTAATCGCTTTCGTTCAGCATCTTTAATAAAGTCAAGGTATTCAGCAAAGAGATCGGCAGTTCTAAATGTGTTGGCTTCGACCTTAAAAAGTATATCGGATTGCCGGGTTAAAGCCTTATAATTTACTTGTGAGGATAACCTGATTTTATCCCCCATTTCCCCCACTGCCTTTACCGTATTGCTGGCAATGTCCGTCTGGCCTTCTATGCCATTCGCCATTTGTGCTTGCCACTTTTGGTGTTTAGACATTTCTTTCGGATCTGTTTTTACTGTCTCAGCCATATTTTTGTCTTTCTTCTTCCATACGTTGATTTTCTTCTTCTATATGTTCAATTAAGAGGGCAACATAAAGGTCTCTTTCGTAACATATCATATTTTCTAACTCAGTCAAATTCCATTTATGATTCTGTACTAGAGAAAAAATGGTTTTATAATAGTTAACTAAACTATTATGACTGAGCATTAACCGAAAAAAGCCTGTAGCCCCTCCAAGGCTACCTTGTCACTTTTACCACATGTTTCACAATTCCAAGATACTTCATGTCTCAATTTAGGCATAGTATTAAAATAAGAAACAATTTTACCAAATTGTTTTTGATTTAGACTGTAAATAAAATCTTCTAATTCTTGCTCAGAACTATTTTTAATATCATGATATTCTTCTTTATCATATATTCCAGCAATACATGCTTTAGTAATTTGAAAGATAGAATCCATTTGAGATTCCTCTGTTGGTCTCGTCATTCTATCAATATCTGGATATCTTAATTGTACTGATACTCTATCATCAAGTTTAATCAGATCTTTATGATCTTTATTAATATGTAATTTAATATCATTACAATTAATTTCAACTTGTGTGGTGCCGGTGCATCCATTTTTTTCATCGGCTGTTGGGTGTCTCATCCCAACTGTTATTATTTCACCTACCGAGCGCGCTCGTAAATTTAAAAATAACATTTCAACATCAAATGCTGGTAGGTCATTTGTAACAAGATCCTCATCAAGGCAACAATTTTTAATAATTTGTTTAGTTGCAGTGACAATATCTTGTGTATCTCCACCTTCAAGTGCTGTTAATAAAATCTTTTCTTCTTTAACAAGAAAAGGTCTATATTTAACCGGCTTATCTACACTATGTAATTTGATCGTATAGGTCGGATTATCTATTACTGGTAAACTCATAATATCTCCAATTCAATAAATTATATCGTGGTCCATTTATGACATGCAAAGTTTACATTAAATTGACCAAGTGTGTTATTCGAATCCCATCCCAGCGTGACAGCATCAACGTTTATTGGGAATGTATCCATATATTTAGTACCTGTTTTTGCCTCAGTTTCACTAAGCGATTCATTGGATTGATCAAATGCCAACACAGATATATCGCCTTTATAATCATTAAAATATCTCATATTTCCGGTTTCAGTTGGAACACAAAAATCCATCCATCTAACGAAAAAGTTTCTGGCTTCCCATGCATTAGTAATGATAAATTGTAATTGATATTCAGTGTAAGTATTTTCTCTTGCCATTTTACGAACAGGGCCATAATGTTTTAAATCTGAAGTGGCTATTGTTCTTCCACCTAAAGGCGCCTGATTACAAAAGAAAGATAATTGTGAAGGCGCCGTAACCCCACTTGGCGGACTTATCATCGCCACGAATCTATTCATTGGGGCTATACCACCCGCCTCATCCAATTTAGCTAAAAAATCTGTCGTATTCATAAGGCCTTTATAATTGCTCGACTATCCATCCAGACTTGTGATTTACTGGCTTTTCTAAAATCTTCAACAGGTAAATGTATTGCTGTGTTCCATTCATTAGCAGTAACATGTATAAATGTGCCTGAAGAGTATGTTATATCGTATTTATGTATGGTTGGTTTAACTTCTTTATATTTAATAAAAGGCTTTATATCTTTTCTGTAAGAAATGTCTATATAAGTTCTTGAATCTTCCTCATTTAAATTAATTCTGACGATTAATTTTTTCATTAATGTTTCCCTTAAAGCATGTGGTAGATAATGAAAATTCATTCCTATAAAACCTTTTTTCCAAGCTTCAATTGGAATAACTAATGGAAACCTATCATAATATTGTAACTTATTTTTCCATTTAGGATCATAGTTCATAAAATACATATGACCCAATTTTATTTCTGTTTCTTTAGTGCCTTCTGATATAATTTTATATGGATTTTTAACCTGCCGGCCTCTGCCAATAGTTAATTCCTGACGAAGTGTATAATATTTGTCCTGTAACCAGTCAATTGCTTGATCTGATAATTTTGTTAGTTTTAGTGCCATGTATTATTTAGATAATAATTGATCCTCGGTTAATATAACAAATTTCCAATTTTTCTTTTTGCAAACTGCACCTGCTGCTTTCCACTTTGCCTCATTAACCC